TTTACTGAAGCTGTAGATTTGAAAATGATTCATATAACCAAGGCAAATTATCTGCCGCAGGTTTACTAACCATTGTCAGCGCACCTAGTACATAAAATACAGCCAGTGATTGTGATTGCCTATCTACTCCAGCACTAATAAACTTAGAAACAACTTTCAAAATGGAACTTTTAATATGTTCAATATCTCGTGTATATAAATGTCTATCTGGACGAAATGGACTGCCTAATGATGTGGGAAATATTTTATTTTTGGTTTCAGTTGATAATTGTGCTCTGTAGTTCCATATATCAATTAATTCATTTAAAAAACGCACCAGCTTACTTCCTCGCAAATCCATTAACCATTTACTATCGGTAATAAATCCAAATGTGTCAATTGTTTGAAATAGTTCAATTGCTTTAAACATATTATCTTTTTTTAAACTAAGTTCGTATTCTTCGTTGTTTAAATCAACACTAACCTTTAATTTATTTATTTTTGAATATTTAATTATATTAAATACCCTTTTGTGTACTCCGGGTGGAAACGGTTGTCTATTAAACGGATTTAATATTGTTTTCATGTGTTGCTGTATATTTTTTCTATGTCGTTTTGCATATTCAAATTGCTCTTTAAATAAGTTATACAACGAACAAATGTCGAAACTGTAAACATGTTTCTCTCCCGATTCGATACATATTATTTGTGCCATTTTTAACTGATTGATTGGTTCCAATGTTAAAAAGTCAATGTCGTTAATTGCGTGTTTTAATAAATGTAATTTCTTCATTTTAAACAATTGTTTAACCATCATCATCCTAAAACGGCTTTGTATTTTTACCGCATAATAAGAAAGTCGCATATTATTATAAAGTCGTTTTATTAATTCTGATTTATTTCCATTTACTTTATATCCATAATGTTTGCACATCGTTTTCAATTGCGATACATTGTAATTGTATTTTAATACATCATTGTATTCATCATTTCCAAGAATGTAAAAATTATCTGCACTTACTTTGCGCTTTTTTTTATTGGGTATGGATATGTTTTTTATATCTTTATAATAATGGTGTTCGATATATCTTTTAGGAGATGTAGTAATCAGCAACTTATTATTATCTAAATCAGTATTAATCATTAATTTAAACATTGTATATATATTTATACTATTTTTATAATTATTAATGTTTGGGTTTGCTTTCTTGAAATCAGTTGTTGTTATAGTTTGCGTGATGTTAAGTAATTTAAAAGTTATTAAAGTTATTTAAAACTATCATTATCGATAACATAAGATATTATGATAAAACATAAATCAAGGAATATTTTAAACATAGTATATAATTTGTTATCAATAGGTAGTTTATGTAGTTTATTTATTTATAATTGTAGTGGTATGGAATATAGTAGTTGTAATAAATTGTGGGGAGTGACACAAGATGCGAATGGTAAGATGTTGTATAAAGTAGGGATGTATATGTGTATTGATGATCCTTATAAAATATATAAAAATATGCAGTCTATTTCAGGTGCTACCATGGGCGATTCAATCTCGACGATTCCATCTATTACAACAAATAACATTAGTGATTTATTGAATGCGACAAACATCTCTCCCATATCCAATGAAAATTTAACTAAAGATGTTGGTTTAAATGAGAGTCAGAGTATTATTAATAAAGAAAATTATACCACAGATACAACGACTACCACAAGATATTATGCGAAAACAACTACACAGGTTCCATCACACACAACACCAGCGCCATCACAAACAACATCGGCACCATCACAAACAACGCCGACGCCATCACAAACAACAACGCATGCATCAACCAATATAAAGCCATATAATAGTAAAGAATTGAACAGTGAAAATTATACAGATGGTGAAAATAATACTAATGTTAATCTTAATAGTTTGCGGTCTACAAAAAATGTTTCTGAAAACAATACAAACGACATTTTAATTATTGTATTGATTATTGTGTGTGTTTGTATAGTAAATGTTGTGGGGTGTTCATATTTGTATTTAAGATATAAGAAGGTAAGACATTTAAATAGCAAGGTAGAACACGAAAATGCCGATCTTCCATTACCCCCGCCTCCCCCTACTATAAATAAAGTTCAATCATCAAAAAACAAATCAAAACTACAACGCGGGGCTAATATGATCCTTCCTAAAAAAACAATAGACACTCATTTAAGAGTGGATACAAGTAAACAATCAAGAGAGTTAAAATTAAATCATAAAGCACTTACGCCAAATACGCGTAAAATATTCGATACTTCAGTTGTTTCGATGCAGTCGTGGTATGAAGATACATTTAAAAACGAATTAGGTTATAATGGTAAAGATATTCCAAAACCTCCTTCCAAACTCGTAGAAACGATGAAGCCCCCACAGCATGCTACTGTATCTTATAAAAATGGCGATTTTAAGTTGAAAAACAATGTAAAACGATTAATTCACAAAAAAGAGCAGGAAATCAAGAAGTTTAACAAAAACGGGACGCATTTTGCTCAATGATTTATATATAGTTATTTTGTATAATTGGTATTCTTATATAAAATAACCTCCTATTTAATGACCCAACCCGAGAATCCAGAAAATCGCAATAAATATATAAAATTGATTTAAATAAAAGATTATGTAATATATCATAAAATAATCATGAGTTCAGTAAGTTATCTAATCACCAAAGCTAAATCTTTCAACGCCGATGCCGTCAATTACAAGGCACCCGTTACTAATAAGCGTGGAGGCAAAAGTGTTCAACTAGTGTTGTCTGGACAACCAATTGTGTTGCAAGTTCCTTTGATGTTGACTTGGGGTGTAAATGAGCGTGTGGACGAACAAAGTGGTCGTGTTACATATGATATGGCATTGGATTTTAGAAATGAAACTAAATCGGTAAATTTGTTTAAAGATGCTATGACGGCATTTGAAAATAAGATTAAAGATGACTGTATTAAGAACAGTAAGGAATGGTTTGGTAAAAGTAAGATGAGTCGTGAATTGGTCGATAATCTTATGTATCCTATCTTGAAGTATCCTAAGTTGAAGGATGGAGATGGTAATTATACGGATGAGTCGGATTACAGTCGTTCTCCTACTTTAAAGGTTAAGATTCCATTTTGGGAAGGTCGATTTAATGTGGAATTGTATAATTACGATGACAAAACACCGTTGTATATGCCTCCTAAAAGAGATGAGGAATCCACAACTAGTCCTGTGGAATGTATTCCAAAGGCATCGCATGTAAATGGTTTGATTGCTTGTCAAGGTATTTGGTTTGCGGGTGGTCGTTGTGGTGTGACTTGGAAATTGGTTCAAGCGTGTGTAAGACCACCAGCAAGACTATTGGGAACTTCTACTTGTCATATTGAAGATGATAGTGATGATGAAGAAATGGATAAAAACTTGGCAGAAAAAGAAGCACAAGATGATACTACAAATCACGACGATGAAGATGAAGATGAAGATGACGGACCAGGTCCTTCATTTAAAGAATCAGATGAAGAAGAAGAAGAACAGGAAGAAGAAGTAAAGCCAGTTAAAAAGAAAAAGGTTGTAAGACGCAAGAAACAATAAATCAATTAACTACAGCATTATCATAAAAACAATTAAACATATAAACAATTAAACAACTAAACAATTAAACAACTATAAAAACAGGAAATTACTATAAAAATTAAAATACATAAAATATATATAATTTTTTATGTATTTTTTAATCAGTAATGGTTAATTCTATAATGACATGACCGCGTTGCTTGTTGTCATATAAATTGTGTTTATTTGGTATTATTTTGCCTCTATTTTTAAAAACAATGAATTGAGGTTGTTTGGTAATCTTTACATCACTTGATTGTATTTTAAACAAACTATCAGCAATATTTAATTCGTCATACCCGTCTTTAAATAACTTCATGATAGATGACTTATGTTTAATAATAATATCATTGTTTCTAGTAATGGTCGTATTATCATCAATATCTGGTATATTTTTAACGATCATATCATCTATTACAATTTCTTCATGCCACAATGGTATATAATGAGTATCCGTATCCGTTTCCAATTTATAAATATTATCATGCAGTAAGTCATGTAAAGAAGGGTTCAGTAAAATAACATTATTATTTTTTATTTTATTTTGCATAATCTTCTCGAAAAGGCGCAGATGGTCTTTATTTAAATTAGATAAATATGAATATTGGGAGAGAAACGCATAAATAGAGCGACACTTTTCAATATCTAATTGTTGAAACAATTTAATAGAATAAGAACTACATCCTTGTATAATCGACTTCAATGTTGTTTTAATTGTTATGGGATCGAAATTCTCAAACCCTTTCTGTGTTTTCATAATATATTCTACAAAATGCACAAGCATCGTTTCGTATGTTTCATATATATCGCTGTGTTTACTGTCATCGGGTCCATCGTCATTACTACCGCCATTATTGCCATCACAGTCATTTTTATTTTTCCTTAAAAAATCATAACTTTCCTTTATTTTTTTAAAAGTTTCCGAATCACCTCCTTTGTCTGGATGATGTCGTAATGCTTGTTTGTAATAAGCGCGTTTTATTATATCATCTGTAAGAGGCAAACTATTTCCTATATCCAAATATTTACGAGCCGTCCAAATTTCCATTATTTATGGTAGTATATAATATATAAAAAATTCTTTCTAAATGGAAAATAGGTCTATAATTATTATTATATTGTGAAAAAAAATGATATATGTCGTATAATAATGGTTCAACATTATTGCTATTTAGTTTGTTATTATCAATAAAATAGTTAAGTGTGTAAAAAATAAACACATAAATGTCAATGTTGTAAATTAATAAGTTATAAAGCAAGTCCCTAAGACTTCCAAATGCCAAGTCGTGTTTATTTTCAATTACATCGATTAAATTATGAATGTGTTTTTCATGGATTTTGTCTAACTTACTTGTATTGTATAAAATATTATTTATGTTTGTAATACCATTTGTATTTTTTAAAGTGTCTTCCAGCATGATTTTATTTATCTTGTATTTTTTTGTTTTGTGGGTATGCGATTTAACGCACTGTAAATAAGATGTTTTGGTAGGTCTCGCTAAGTTTATTAACTGGCATCTAGAAAGTATATTATCTGGAATAAAACTGATATGCTCTGTAGTAATAACATACTGTATTTTTACCTTTTTATGTATTAAGTTTTGCATATAAGTAAAAAAGATATCTAACAACTCTGAGTGTATTTTATGGAAATTTTTACATAATATAATACCAAATTTAGACTTTCTTGAACTGATAATCTCTACAATATGGTAAAACAAGTTGTTAAATAATACTTTGGAATTACAGCCTAATAATTCCATGTCGATTTCAAAATGGACATCGCTGATTTTATATAAATATTCTTTTTTGTTTTGAAACAAGTATGTCATCTTTTTCTCATATTTGCATTTTGTAGGACTGTATTCTTTTATATATTTTAAAGCCTGTGAATATTTACCTATACCAGGTGGTCCGTAAAAAACAAGATGCTCATTTATAAAATTCTCTTTTTTAATATGCTTATGTAAATCAAAGTTGTCGACTTGTTTAATATAATCATTAAATTTATTATTCATAACTATAATTATTTAATAAATCCTTTTTAAACTTAAATAGATAGTTAAGTTTAAATATATTGTTAATAATGGAAACTCACGCATTTGAAAGTGAAACTGAAAATAAAAGTAACAATCTCACGACAGCAGAAAACGAAACTGTCGAAACATTAAGCATGATTATTGAAAACATACCCGCTATTAAAAATATTAAAACCAAATTAGAAACTATAAAAAACGACCAACCAAATTTATA